ACAGCGGATTGTACAATTACAATGCCGTCTGAAGAAGATGGACTTTATTACGAATTTTGGTACGGTGGTACAGCAGCTGATGCACAAGATTGGACATTCGATACTGGGTCTGACACTAACTTTTTCATCAGAGGTCTTGTTCAACATGACACCGATGGAGGTGGTGACGATACAGCAGTTGTAGATAGTGATGGTGACAGTAACTCAAAGATGGGTGTACTAACTCCAATCGCAGGAACTCATGTAATGATGGTCTGTGATGGTGTTAATTGGTATGTTAATGGCACTGTTGTTTCAGCAACTGATACTGGCGTAACATTCGCTGATCAGTAATAGTCAGAAATGACACACCTTTGGATTGGTGGGGGGCAGTCGTATAAAGGGCTGCCCTCAAAATCCTAAAATATTTAAAAAGTTAAATCGGAGATGATATGGCAGATTATAATACGCTAACAAAAATCATAGTAGGGACAGTTCCTGGTGGGACTCAAGATAGCAGTTCTACAGGAACTCTAGCAGAAAAAATAAATACATTTTGGCAAACATTGGATAGCACTAATAACGCTGTACAAAGTATGACTTCTGTTCAAGTTGCACCCTACACTGTTGCAGTAATTATAGTTTATACAGGGTAGTCTTTAAATGGCTACTTTTGAAGCACAAGTAGAAGGGCTCACAAGCTTATCTATTGACGGGAGTAGTTCTCCTACTCAAACTGAGTTGACCCAATTCTTAACAGATGGGGCTAAGGAGATACTTACCGCTTTACCAATGGATAAGAAGATGATGTATTCTACATCAAATGCGTTGGATAATAGCACAACATACCTTACCCTAGGTGGGTCTGAGGTATTAGGTGTTATGCGTGATGATGGAACCATTAATCAGCCATGTAGAAGAATACCCTCATCTATGAGCGGTAGAGCACAGGATAGCGCAGAAATGATATATGGTACAACATCAGATCCTGTGTGGTGGATAGTGAATAACATCCTAAGTATATATCCAGAGCCATCAAGCGAAGGAGCTACAGTGCAAACATTAGCTTATCCAGCTGTTGCTTATGGTGATAGCTCTATAACAAAGTTTCCCGATGAAGCTGAATATTTAGTTCCGCTATATGCAGCTGTTAAAACATTGCAAAATAAAATGGCAAGTATGATGGATGAAATACCAAGAAACTCGGATCAAGATGGAACATTTACAACAGCATCGGCTAGTTCACAAGGGTATGAAAAAGTTAGGTATATGTTAGAAAACTCGGAAGATATAGAATTAGCTGGTGGGGTAATAAGTTCACTAACTAATGAAATGCAGCAATTTATGGCTGAGTATAAATGGTATCAAGAACAACAAGCTAAACTACAAGCCGACTACGATAAAGGCTTACAAATAGTTAGGGCAGGATAATGGGATTCACAACAACAACACTGACATCTAGCACAACCTTCACTGAGGTTTCGCTTACAGCTAGTACATCATTTTCGGAAGTTGGTTTAACAACATCAACTGATTTTGATTTAGTAGGAAATGAGTGGGATGAGGCTGCGGAATTATTAGGTGGTGGAAGTTGGGATGCTATGAGTCAATTTAATTGGGAAGATTTGGATTAATATGGCTGTAAGAAGATTAACCGTAAAAAATATTATAAGCAGGATAAGACAAACTTTTCCTGAAGCACCAGATAATTATTTATATAATTTAATAAATGACGCTTTACTAGAAGCGGGTCTGTATAGAACTAAAGTAGAGTATGCAAAAGCAACCACGGTTAAAGACCAGATGTGGTACGATTTGTCAGACACAGGTTCTTCAGTAGATATTAATAAAGTATTCAGGGTTGATTTTATGGATTCAGCTGGGGATTATATTAAAATCCCAAGAATGCTTGATAATGAAATATTAAAAATGGATATAACATAATGGCAAGTAATCATAAACATCCAGAAAATGATGTTGCTTATTTTATTGTAGGTGATAAACTTGCAATAATTACAACAAAAGGAACAGATTCTTCAAGCGTACATTCTAAAGCAGGAGATTGGAAAGCGATTGATGAAGCTGTAACTAATGGAGTTTTAATTCACTATTACGCAGAGCCTAACACCGTTGATGAACTAACAGATTATCCAGACATAGATAATGCGATGCACGCAAATATTGTGGATTATGTAAAATCAAAACTTTATATAGATAGGGCAGGTAAAACTACTGACCCTAATGCATCTGCAACGGCTATGAATTTAGCAATGGTACATGAAAAACAATGGAGGGACGCTTTAGTTAAATTTGGAACAAGGCGTAGGGATAAGATAGGTGGGTTAAGATCTGTAAGGACTTTTGATTTAAGATAAAATGGCTACATTAACTGGAAAAACAATAGCGAGTACCTATAAGGATCTCTTACAGATATCTAATTCAAATAGTGGAGTTGATTCAACACTAAGAGTTGTATCTGACGGAGAAGCCACAGATACTGTACTATATTTAAGTAGTGCCGCCGCACAAATAACCTCTGATGCAAAACTATACTTTAGGGATACTGGATTATATATAGCATCAAACGCTGATGGTGATTTAGATATCGTATCAGATGGTACCGCAATAGATTCTATTAATATAGAATCAGCAGGGGGCATTACACTAGATGCAGGTACAGCAGGTAGTGGAATAGCGTATGAGGATGATGGAGATGAAATGCTCCGTATACATCATTCTTCCAGTGATGTTATTTTTCAAATTAAGAATGATTCAAAAGATTTAGTAGTACAACAATATGATGGATATGAAGTAGTAAGATTCTCAGATACTCGTGGTAGAATGTATTTCTATGATGAGGGTGGAGAATATATTCAGTCTGATGGTACAGACTTAACACTTGCCAGTGGCGCAGACATTGCCCTTACAGCAACTAACGATGTTAATATACCAGCGAATGTAGGATTAACATTTGGTCACGCATCAAATCAAAAGATTGAAGGTGATGGAACTGACCTAGCGATAGATGCTACGGGTAACATTAATATAACTTCTACTGTAAACGAAGCAGCTTCCATATACCTTCGTGCAAATGCTGGAACATCAGAAACTATAAAGATACATTCAGACCAAGGAACTTCTGTAACTGAAGGGGCTGAGTCTGTAACTATTTTATCTGATGCAGGTGGAGTTGGTATACGCTCAACTGCAAATCTTGCTAACGCTGTCAATATAACAGCGGACGGTGGGACCACTTCAAGTATACAAATATTTAACGACCAAGGGACTAGCGTAACAGAGGGATCGTCATCGATTGAAGTTCTCTCTGACGCTGGTGGAGTAGAATTAAAATCAACCGCTAATCTTGCTAAATCTATAAAGTTAATTGCAGATGGCGGTACAAGTGAAACAGTTTATATACAATCTGACCAAGGTACAGGTGCCGATTCAATAGAATTATTATCTGACGCAGGTGGTATAACCATCTCAGCTGGTAATACTTCACACGGGGTTAAAGTAGGAACAGTTAGTGGTGCTCCTGTTACAATTGGACACACCACATCAGAAACTACTGTAGCTGATAATTTAAGTGTAACGGGTAATGCAGCTGTAACTGGAACGGTCACAGTTGGTAGCGATGGAAGCGGGACAGATGTAATCTTTTATTCAGGGACCGCAGGAGATAATCTAACTTGGGATGCCTCAGAAGAAGTTTTAAATATTACAGGAACCAATGGTCAAACCTCATTAGATGTATTAGATGGTGATGTAAGAATCGTAGATAAATTATACTTCTACGATAGAGGTGGTGAATATATGTCAAGTGACGGATCTACACTGACCGTTGCTGGAGCTCTAACACTATCAGGTGCAGTTTCAATGAGCACTACCTTAGCCGTAACAGGGGTAATTTCACCAACTACACATATTGATATGCCAGATAGTGCCAATATTAAACTTGGTACTGGTGATGATATGCAATTATATCACGATGGTTCTAATTCATATATAACTAATTCTACAGGAGCTTTAAAGATTGCCACTGAAACAAGTGGTATTGCAATTACCATAGGTCATGGAACCTCAGAAGTAACGATTGCAGACAACCTTACTGTAACGGGTGACCTTACTGTATCAGGTGATACTGTTACTATGAATACAGCCACACTGACGGTTGAGGATAGTTTAATAAAACTAGCTCAAGGATATACTGGAAGTGCATATGACCAAGGTATTGTATTTACCAGAGGAAATGGCTCAAGTAGCAATACGCAGAACATGGCATTTATATGGGATGAATCTGCGGATACTTTTGCAACTATTCAATCATCTACAGAGGATGGAACAACCGCTGGCAATATGACCGTAACAGATCATGTTGATTTAAGAGTTGGGGCTCTAACAGCAGATGATTCATCAACATTTACAAGTGGCTTTGTAGTAGGCTCAGATGGTAGTGGTGCAGATGTAATATTCTATTCAGGTACTAGCGGTGATAATATGACCTGGGACGCATCTGAGGAATGTTTAACAATTACAGGTACCGATGGCCAACAAGCATTAAAGATAGCAGATGGAGACCTTGTTGTTGTGGATAAATTATATATTTATGACAACGATGGAGGCGAGTATATTTCAGGAGATGGTAGTACAGCTACATTAACAGGAGCTTGGGCATCAGCTAATATGACCATAACAGGTGGTGCAATTAGTGGTATTACAGATTTAGCGGTAGCTGATGGTGGTACAGGAGCTAGTACATTAACAGATGGTGGAATATTATTAGGTAGTGGAACGGGCGCAATAACGGCTATGTCGGTGCTAGGTGACGGAGTTATAGTTGTAGGCGATAATAGTACCGATCCAACCACTATAACGGCATTTACGGCGAATGACGGCTATTTAAAGCATGAGGTAGGTGGAATAGAGGCAGATATCTCATCAATAGCTAAAGGTGGATTGGTTGTAGGTACTGGTACAGGTTCTATGGGGGTTAAAGCTGTAGGTACAAATGATTATTTATTAACTGCTGACAGTTCAGCTACAGGTGGAGTAAAGTGGGCTGAAAATTCAGCAGCAACTAAAGGGTTTGCTGTCGCAATGGCAGTAGCATTATAGGAGAAATAAATGGCACAGGATTTTGAAGGCGCAGGAGTAAGAGTTTCAAACTCAGAGACCGTGTTAAGAACGGTAGATAGTGATGATGCTGTTGTAGGTATTCGTGTTGCAAACATAACAACAGCAGCTGTAACAATTGATGTTTATGTTGAACATAATGATGGTGGTGGAGACGATGATTACTATTTAGTTAAAGACGCACCTGTTCCTGCTGGTGGTTCGTTAGAACTTATCGATGGAGGCTCAAAGATAATCCTTATGAGTGGGGATAGACTTTTAGCTGAATGCGGTACAGCAAACGGGATAGATGCTTGGGTTTCAACTGTTGACGCAGTAAGTACATAGGAGTAATAAATGGCTTATATAGGTAATAGCCCTGTACAAGACGAAACAGTAAGCTCCGCTCAGATCATTGACGGAGCAATTGTAAATGCAGATATAAATTCTTCAGCTGCAATAGCTATGTCTAAAACTGCTTTAGTAGCAGGGACTGGTATTACCCTATCCACTAATACGCTTAACCTGGATGCTGCGCAAACAGGAATTACTTCTTTATTAGCAACCGATATCAAATTCGGTGAAGATGACCAAACTAAAATAGACTTTGAAACAGCAGATGAGATCCATTTTTACGCTGCTAATGTTGAACAGGTTTATTTAGGTGACAATATATTTGGACCACAATCTGACAGCGATGTAGATCTTGGAGCAACGGGAGTACGATGGAAAGATGCTTTTGTAGATTCAATTACCGTAACTGGAGAAGTCGATGCTGTAACACTAGACATTAGTGGTAATGCGGACATTGATGGTACAGCCAACTTAGATGTAGTTGACATAGATGGTGCTGTAGATATGGCAAGTACATTGGCTGTGGGTGGCGATGTTACTATTACATCATCTACCTCAGCAAAGCCTGAGCTTACAATTAAAAATACTAACGCTGATGAATCTGCACCTAGATTAGTATTTGTTAAAGATTCAAGTTCATCAGCAGATAATGATGAAGCTGGTAGAATTTATATGTGGGCTGATGATGATGCTGGGAATCCAGCAGAAGCGTTTTTAGCCATAAGCAAATTAACTGATGTTTCAAATGGAAGTGAAGATTCAAGTTTTGATATGTACACGCTTGATGGAGGCACGCAAAGAGCAACATTGTCTTTATCTTCAGGTAGTGTTGGCGTACGAACAAGTTCTGTAAGTTCTGATTCTGTTTTTGGTGTATCAGGAAGTATGGAATTAATAGGTGCAAGTAATAGATATTATATTCCAAGACAGTCAGATGGTGCATTAACTGGTTCTATTTATTCAAGAACTGGTAATAATGTAACAATAAGTGGTGCAGGATCTTCCTCTGGACAAATTGAATTTATACCATCCTCTGCTAATAGTTCTGCTGTTGCTATGACCATAGACAGCTCACAAAATGTTGGTATAGGCACTGCAACGCCACTTAGCACTGTGCACATAGCTGGTGATCTTGAAATAAACTCTGAAAACACTTCAAGTTCAACCGAAGATATAGATAAAATTATATTTAAAAAACAACACACTTCAGCAGGCTCAGGTTTCTACACTTTAGGAGAAATTAGGTCTTGGACTAATGGCGGATTTTCAGGGGGACTTGATATTTATACTGGAA